GGCCGGTGTGGTTTCCGGCACAAAGGGAGTGCCGGTTTCAAAACCAAAAATATTTCCAATACCGCCCACAATGTCACTGGCCACGCCGCCAACCAGAGGGATTTCTTCGAGGATATCCTGCGCGCCCTCTTTGATGCCGGTCCCGATGCCGGTTTCCTTGAGCAGATACCAGCCCGCCAGGGCACCGGCGGCGTAAGGGGCGTAAGGCGCGATCGAGGTCCACAACCCAGTGTTCCCTCCAGCGACACCAAGATTGACGGAAGCAACCCCACCGCCTGTGGTCATAACAGGAAGCCCCCCAACCGCCGCGCCGCCGCCAGTTCCTAACGCGCCGTACAACCCATAAGCGCTCGTTCCCGCTCCCAATAAATCTATCGCGCTGCCATTTTTACCGCCGCCAAGCGGGCCAAGAAAGTTACTCATACTAAAGCCGCCCCAGCCGCCGCCCGAGAATAACTGCATAATCCCGGAAGCCGCCCAGGCCATGATCATTTGTGAAAGAAGATCGTAAAAAGAGCGCAGCATGCTGTCCAACGTTGCATCCCATGCATCGTTCAGTTCTTCCCAGTCACCGCGAATGCCATAATAAAAGGTATCGGCAAAACCTGACTGGACGTCATAGAGAAAATCCCTGGTGATCTGCTCGCCCATATCCGCCCAGTCCTGCCAGTCGTCAATGGTATCCTTGAGGCCCGTTTCAACGCCCTTAAAGAATTTGGCGTAACCGGGCGAGAGTTCATATTGCATGAGCTTGATTTGTTTTTGAATTGCTGCGTTAAGGCCGGAGAAATCTATATTCAGCCCTTTAGCTTCTTTGTCCGCCGCCGCCATCGCGATCCCGGCGTCAACCCATTCAATACCCCACAGGTTGATCTCGTCGGCCCAGTCCCGTCTTTGGCGGCAGTGTTGGTGTCCTTGATTTTTTCGGTGAAAATATTGAGACCGACGCCCAGCAGGGCCAGATCGTCCTTGAGCTGTTTAGACTCTTTTTGACCAAGAGGCACAAGAGGTCCCATTTTTTCTCGCTCAATGGTTTGAACCAAGAGGGTACGCTCGGCCCGTAATTCCTTGAGCCTTTTTGTGAGGTTTTCTACTGATTTTTTCTGAAAGAAACCGATAAATCCTTCTGTGTTAAGCGGTTCGAGCGCTTTCACGGTTTCTGAAATTTGATTATTCAGGCCCTCCAGCTTTTTTTCCATGTGATCGAGCGGTGTAACGGGCAGGCTCTTTCTAACCTCATCCAGGAGCTTGCCCATGCCCGCCCCGATTACCAGGCCTTTCCAGATGGCGTCAAGAATCTTTTCGACCGCGATACCGGCCTTCTGGATTTCCTCGACTGACTTGCCGCCAAAGGCCTCCTTGAGATACTTCCGGGCGTCAATTCCGGCCTCGGATAGCTGGTTCAACTCCTCGGCTGAGAGCTTACCCAGCGTCTGGATCTGGCCCAGGGCGCGGGCGACCGTCGTCAGGGCGTCCTCGCCGAATATGCTGGACACGTCGACCAGGGTTTCCATTTTATCGAGGGTCGGATTGAGGCCCATCGCCATCATCATGGCAAAGGCGTCGATGGCCTTTTCCGTATCGACCGGCATCTTTCTGGCCCAGGCGTTGATGGCTTCAAGAGTTTCGACGCCTTTTCCCTTGGTGAGGGTGTCGAGCTTGATCTCCATCATTTCGAAGGAGCTGGCCGTGTCGATAAACCCTTTGGCAACCATGCCAGCGCCCAGGCCGACCAGCGCGCCCTGCAGGCTGAAAACACGCTGCTTGAGGCCGTCGAGGTGGCGGCTGGCCTGTTTTGAGAAACCGGCGATGTCACGGTTTAATTTTTTAAAACCTTTTGACGCCAGGTCTCTGGCCTGAATGATTATTTCAAACTTGTTTTTCGCCATTACTGTTTACGCTCCCCGGCTAGCACGGCGTCAATGATTCGGATCTGCTGGATGACACGGTAGTCCTGATCCAGGACCCCGCCCGCTTCAGGTAAAAATCCATTCTTGTAAAATGAATAAAGGGAAAGCGCCTCATAACTTTCATCCGTGATTTCCTGAACCGGGCATTTGTGATATTCGATGTCATCAATCTCATAAATCGCAAACTCAGCAGGTTCATCGCAAAACCGCATTTTATCCAGCCCTGATTCGCGGCACTCATAGCAATTCCACAATTTTTCACTGGCGGCCAGGGCCGCCGCCAGCCTCAGTTTTTTGCCGCGCCTTCGGGCACGTAGGTGTTTTTAAAAATCTCGAAAAATAGTTTGACCTCGTCAGCCCAATCCAGATCGTCTTTAAATCTGTCATCTATACACGCCAGCTCAATCACCTTTTCGACGACTTCTTCGACGGCGCTGTCATCGTCCGCGTATTCCTCGATCTTCCTGAGATCGAAGTACTCGCTTTTGATCTGGCGATGCTCCTTCCATTTCAGGCTTCGAATTTTTATTGGCTGACCACCTATTTCGATTGTTTTTACAGGCATTGTTTTACCTCTTCTCTGCAGCCTACGTGATCTGGATCTGCCACTCGTCATCGCCGGTGTTGCGGCAGAGCAGGCCGGTGATGTCAAGCGATGACAGGCCGCTCCGGTCGCCGAGCTTGACGTCCTGGTACTGGACCTTGGGCGCGCTGACCGCGATGGTGTTACCCGCCACGGAACCGATGCTCAGGGCGAGCGCCATCTCAGCCCCGGAGCGCCAGTTGCCCATGAAATCCTCGTTGGCTACCAGGTCGTTTTCCGGGTCAAAGGCGAGCGTGGGCCTGCGGCCGGTGATGAGCTGGCGCTGGCGTCGGGGCGCAAGACCAGGCTGTTGCCCAGGTCGATTTCGAGCTTGCTGACCAGGGCCGCGAACGAGTCGATGGTCAGGGAAGCGCTCTGAAAAGCCGGCCCCTTGATGGTGGTCAAGGTGACGCCGGAGAGGAGGGCCACATCAGAAACAGAATAATCGGCGGCCAGAAACTCGAAACTGATAATGCCCGGCTTGCCCGCTTCCAGGACCAGCCTGGCGGTGCCTCGCGCGCCCCAGAGCTTATAGTAAATGCCGTCCAGATAATAACCCAGGGTAACGCTGGGCACGCTGGAGGAGGCGGGCGCGTAGGTGGCGGACGTTTCCGATACCAGGGTTTCGGAGATGCCGCAGGCCTGGAGCGCGTCCGAGTAAGGCACGGCGTCGCCCGCGGCGGCGGTTCCGGCCAGTTCCACGTCAAAGGTCAGCCGCGCGGATCTCGCTCCAAAGACACTGGGAAACGGCGAGAGCGAACTGGCGACCGCGTTGCGCTCATGGGCTTCAATGACCGGCTCGAAGTTGGGGTTTAGCGCCAAAAAGGCGTCCGCCGCCTCCAGGGTTTCAGCGGTGCCTTCTTCGGCCTCGATCTCGCAGGCGACCTGCGCCCGTTGTTTTAAAATGGACATGATTTAATCCCCCTTGCCAGCCGGGGTTTCCGGCGCGGCTTGACCTTTTTTAACAGGCTTTGCCGCCGCCGGCGCCTCGGCCAGTTTTTTGTATTCCGCTTCGGAGACCGGTTTGCCGTTTTTGTCGAGATAAACGGTCCCGGCCCGGTTCACGGTTTCAATGTTTTTATTCATGATTTCTCCTTTAGGCCTGGCTTAACCGCCAGCGCACCTCAAACTCCCGGCTGAAAATGGTCACTTTGGGCGAGGCGGCCAGAGGTTCGACCCGCTTGCTGATACAGCTAATGATGTCCAGGCCCAGTCCTGAAAAGTGCAGGCAGGACAGCACATCATGCAATAGATCATAGACGCCTTTTTCACCGGTGACCGGGCCTCGCGCCGCGGCGGACGGCGAGCGCAGATTTTTGTGGCAGCACCAGACTCCGAATGCGCCGGAGTGATCCGTCACGCTGACAACGTTGCTGTCATCGGTGCCGCCCATATAAGCCACGAGTAGGGCCGGGTACAGGGCGACCAGTTTTTCAACCTCGTCGGCCCGTTCCCAGGGCAGCCGGTCAAAGGTTTTCACGTAAGCGCTCAAGGCCGTGTCCGCCTTGAGCGTGTCAATTATGGCGTCCTCGATCTGCTCGATGGTGTAACCGGTAAAACTCATCGTTCCGCCCTTTTAATCCAGCGTGAAATCGCGTCCTTGATTTCAGGCCAGTCATCGTCCCGCACGCCCAGGTAAGGCCTGGCCGGGATGGCTGGCATACGCCTGCGGCTCTTTAAGCTGGACCGCGCGCCGATCCCGAACTGGTGCACGGCGGCATAGACGATATTGGTGCCGACCGCGACATGATCCTTGCGCGCCCTGGGGTGGATGGACCGAAACATGGTGCCGGACTCAATCAGGATCTCGCCCGGATGCCGTTTCCTGGCCCTGGTAACCGGAGATAGAGGCTTCCAGGGCTTGCCTTTCGGCGACCGCTGTTCCTCGAAATTGCGGCTGACAGATTCCATGACGATCTCACCGATTTCGGCAAAGACCGGTGTCATGTCCGCCGTCCGGCGCGCCAGACGTTTGAAAAGTTCCCGGACTTCCCGGTCGTTGACTTCCACCCTGACTGACGCCCCGGCCATCTAAAAACCCGTCATCTTGGTACGCGTGAATTCCCGGTCCTCAGAATCGAACTCAACGCTGTGGCCGGTGTTTCCCGGCGCGGGCGCGGCTGAACCGAGGGTGATCTTGCCCGCGGCCACCTGCTCCAGCCAGCGGACCGCTTCCTTATACCGGTCCTTGCGGATCTCCGGTGCGACGTCATCGCGCCGGGAATACAGGTTGTAAATGGCGATATCCACGCTGACCTGGCGGGCCTTGTCGGGCACCGGCGACAGGGGCACGGTGTAGCGCCCCTGGCAGTAGGAGTCGATGGTCGCGTCCGCGTCGGCGACGGCGCGGGTGACCACGGTCTCATCAACTTCACCGACCCCGGCGTCGTCCGTGAGCAGGATGAGCGTGTTTACATCCAGTTGATTCAGGATGTCGTCCTGCGTGCAGTAAGGCACTATTCACCCCCGGCTTGACTGACTTCGGCTTCGCCGGCTTCCTGGTACAATTTCACCAAGTCGGCTTTTTTGGCGCTGGCCGGTACCTCGATCTCCTTTGCTTCCAGGGCTTCCTTGAGCTGGGCCACGGTCATGTCCGGCTTGTCTTCAGCCGGGACGATCTCCACGGTCAGCATCGGCTCGGCCCGGAGCCTGGCCAATTCCTCCTCGCTGAACCGGCCGTCGTCATGGGTGACCGGTTCTTTGGAGTGAGCCAGGCCGCAGCGCCGGAAGCCTTCTCGCTTGCTTTTGATTATAATTGGCACATGATCCTCCTTTGTTCGCTTCAATCAAGGCGGGCGAATATGCCGCCCGCCAGGGTTTAACCGGTGCCGGGTGAACCGTAGGACATCTGCCAGAGGCCGTATCCCGCGTTGCCGCGCGCCTCGGCGCCGAATCTAGCTTCACCGCGATTAAAAACATTGTCGCTGTCTTCGCTGGTCTGCTCGACGAAAACCGGTTCCTTGCGGATCTGCAGGATAAAAGGTTTCAGGGGCCGGTTGGTGACGTGCAGGAACCAGGCGGTGGTGCTGGTCAGCCACGGATTGACGACCAATTCCGCCGTGCCCTTATAGGGATTGGGCGTACCGTCGGCCAATTTTTCATTCTCAAGCAGCGCTCGGCCCGTGGATTCCAGGGCTGGCCCAACTTCCAGGACGTTGGGGATCAGGCCCAGGGGCCGCCCCTCGTCATCCTTGAAGCTCATAATGGCCAGCCTGCCCGCGCCGTAGCTGGCCGCGGCCAGCGCGTTGGTGGCCCAGGACAGAGCGGCGGTGCCGAGGTTGGAAACGCTGGAACCGGCCACCACGTGATCCGAGTCGTAAAAATACTGGCCGTCGTAACACACAGCGGCAAAGGCGTTGTTTTTCAGGTCCGCGATGATTTCGTCCGGCCACTGCTTGGCCGAAAATCCGGCGTCCTCAGCCATAGGCCCATACAGGCCCAGGTTGTCATCCTCGATATCATCGAGGACCACCGCCACGGTGGCCTCCCAGCGCTTGTTTTTGATTGTGTACTCATAGGCTTTCAAGGCCTTGACGACCTTGTCGCCCACCCATTCCCGCATCTTGGGGAAACGGGAAAGCCAGTCGTAGTTGTTCTGGCTGGAGCCGCTGAGCACCTTCATAGCCGTCTTTTCCCAGATGCTCGGCGCGGCCTCAAAGGCCTTGTTGAAGGTGGTTTTCAGGTTTACAAAAACCGCCGTCAGATTCGCTTTGTCGACTAACATGAATAAATCCTCCTTTGTTTTACATCACATTAATGCGTTATCGTTTCCCGGAACCCTATGAGGTTCTGAGCTTCCGGGTTACCTCCAGCCAGAGCGCGTAAAGATGCAGCTCGTCCGTGTCCATCTGGCCGGCGGTCGGAGTCAAAACCAGGGTCAGGCTGGTCGGTGCGGCTGACACATCTGCCGCGTCAATGGTCATGGTGTATTCGGTCAGCGCGGTGCCGCCCGTGATTTCTGGATCGGTCCCCGCGCAGTCCGTGTCCCCGGCCCCAACGTAGGCCTCAAAGGCGACCACCGGGGTATCGGTCGCGCCGGCCATTTTGGCCAGGCAATGGACCACGATGTCAGCCGAGTCGTCAATGGCCGGGTCCACCAGCGGGATGACCACAGCCGCCGCGCCTGGAGTGGCGTTGCCGTCCCAGGTCAGCACGACCTCTTTATCGGAGAGCTGCTGAAAGCCTGGAGTCGCGCCAGCCGTGAATTTGGTAATGGCTGTTCCGTCTTCCAGGGTGAACGCGCCGATGGGTACCGGGATAACGTGCTGGGCCGAAACAAGGTCCTGATAGATCTCCTGCAGGGCGGCTTCGGCTTCGGTCTGATCCGTGAATGTGCCCGCGTCAGCGATGCTGATGGCGGAGGCGGCGTGAGCCGCGCTGGCGTCCGCGATATGCGTGGCCACGTCGGCCTGGCGGATGGCGGGCTCAATATCGATCCAGGCGTGCGTGGAATCGATGTACCCGGCAATGACGCCGCAGAAAATGTTATTGGTTACATTGGCGGTCAGGTCCACGGTCTGGTCGTCGACCAGGAAGACGTTGTCTCCCACGTTGGCCTGGCTGATGGCCGTGTCCATGATGACCTTGATCAGGCCGCGCCGTCTCAGGACCACGTCGAGGTCTCCGTCGGACCCGCTGGCATTGTCCTGCCGTTCCGTGGCCACGCCCTGAAAAATCAGGCCGTTGGTGTCGGCTCCGGGCACGGCATAACCGTTGGCGTTGACGCACGTGAGTGCCCCGCCGTAGATGGTCTGGCTGGCCGCGACCGGAAATGCGAGTTCCACGCCGTCGGTGCGTTCGAGCTGTTTGTCGCTGGTTAATGCTGTCATTGATTTTCCCTCCTGTTATTTTCGCGGTTACTGGATGCCGCCGTATTTTTTAAGGTCGTCCTCGGTGTTGCCAAACATCTTGGCAACTGTAAGGACGATGTCATCCAGGGCTTGCCCGCCGGGGCCGCCGCCGCCAGGCGGCAGGTTGTCCACCGGAACCACGCTGCCTCTGGGCCGTGAGAGCACGATTTTTTCAAACTGCTCCGGGCTTTTAAGGGCCAGGTCCCGGCCCCATTCGTCCAGCTCGGCCTTTGTGGTTTTGCCATCCTTGAGTGCCAGCTCTACCAGGTCTTCCTGCTTCATGGCGGCGATATCCGCGGTCAGTTTGGCGACCTGCTGGCTGAGTTTTTCCGCAGCGTCCGCCGGGGCCTTGAGTCCGTCTATGGCGTTAAGCACGTCCTCCCGGCTCGCGTTTTCATCCACGCCCACGCTGTCCAGGATTTCCTTGCAGGCGATGATTTCTTTGGGTTTCGCGGCAATCGCTTCCTTCAGTTCTTTGTTTTTGGCCACGACCTCCTCGATCTTCTGGAAGGCCTCATCCTCGCTGGCCGTATCAGCCAGCCCCAAAAGTTCCTTGAGTTTTTTCAACATAAACTCCCTCCTGTTTTGGTTTTTGGAAATGTTATGTTTAGCCGCCAGCGCGGTTATATTCTGCATGGCGGGCTGGTTGGTCAGGGCCACGTTGTAGAGTTCCACGATGCGGCTGTCCTCGTTGACGAAAAACACGGGCGAGAAATAACGGTACTCGCGGCTCTCAATATATTTCACCGCCGCCTCGGTCCATTCGACCCGCGCCCAGAGGCCGGAATCATCGCGCCACTGGAGCTCCTTGATCCATCCGGCCGCCGGGGCCGTGTCCGCCCAGAGCGTGGCGTGTTCGTAGTCAATGACCATGTCGGCCTGGTGTGCCTTAAATTGCTCGATGATCCGGGCCGCGCCTTCGGCGTCCATGATGACTGGGGCATCTTCACCCACGATAAAAATATCTCCCGCCGGAAAAATCATGAACCATTCCGGGGCGGCGTTCCCCACGTCCGGGGCTTCTTTCAAGGCGCACAGTAAGTTTTTAATCATTTGTTTCCTCCTCAAATTGGGTTGCCAGTTCATTGGGATACCGGTTCAGATCCGGCTTCCATGCGTCCAGCCCGGTTTCGCCGACATTATATCTCCAGCCATCATCCGGCCTCTCGTCCACGCCTATTTTCTGTTCGGTCAGGCCGCGCTCGTGAATCTGCCGTTC